TCTTTTTGAGTCCACCCTTGTCGACAGGTGTGGCTAGTAATCCAACGGTAACCACTTGGTTTCCAGACCCGTATATTGAAGGTAACTTCATCTATTTAACGGAGATGGAGATGAATCAATTGGCACGAGCGGACCAGACCTTTTTAGTGAAGACGGTCAAGTATGTCAATAAGGAAGGACAGTTTGGCGGCAATACCGATTTGGAAATCCCCATGTTCAACTTGGTGACTCGTATTGTGTTTTCATCCCAACGCTCGGACCGTATGCTACTGAACGATTGGGACAACTATACGAACTGGACCACTACGAATCGTGCACCTTGGTCTGCAATTAGCACGGATGTGGATACAAGCTTGTATTCATCAGGTCAACAACAAGTGAGTTCGGTCTATCCTCGTGATCCAATGACGGACGGAGTCATTCTCTTTGATGGTAAGGAACGTATTCAACCCAAACCATTACCCTTCTTTTCATTGTTGCAGATGTATCGCCATACCACTGGTGAAACTACAGGACTACCAGGTGTCTATATGTATTCGTTTGCATTGGACAATACATCCTATCAACCTTCAGGCGCTGTCAATGGAAGTATGTTCAACAAAATCATTCTACGCTTGACGCTTCAACAACCTCTTCCATTGTCGGTCAATTCAGACACCTCTACTACAGTCTGCGTATTAACTTCAACCTTATTCAGTCCAAATCCAACCATTATTCCGGCAGCTAATGTGAACTTGACCGACCCTAAAACAGGGAAGTTGTTGTATCCTCCTGGAACGATTACAACAGTGGTTCAGACCAATGACAATGTGGTCTTTACATTCACCTACAATGTTGGAGTGTATGTAGAATCCATCAACTTCTTCCGCATCGTATCGGGCTTGGGCAATCTTGTATTCGCTTCATAATAATGAGTGGTGTCTATTTAGAATCCGCCTATTATGGCGACGAAAAGGCCTTTGCAAACATCACAAAGAGTTTAGCAAAGAAAATCACTGCAGGTGTCTTGGATGTCACTTCCAACAGTGAACTGAAACCTACCTTTGAAGCGGCTCCTGAAACGACCTTGGACAGTAAGGATGAAAAGAAAATCCGCGAACAGTCTGTGAAGGCGTGTGGAGGTGAAGCAGACCAAAAGTGCTTGGAAGCCAAGAAGCTACAACTCAGTCAAGAACGACTCAAAGAAAAGGAGATGGAAGACCTCGGTAAGGGCGTGATTAAAGGCGAACGATTGACAGTCAACGTTGTCGAGAACGGTAAACGAAAGACATTGATTACACCCGCAGGTCAGAAGTTTCGTCTTGAAAACATCTTGGGAGACAAGGCGTCGGATAAAGATGCAATCATGGCACTTCCCACTCCTTCCCAGTTTCAGAGCCGAGCCATTGCATTGATTACAATTGTGTTAAGTACGTTCATTTATGTGTTTGGAATCGTAGCGGTGTATGCAGTGTTTATGCGTCAAGCCGCAGACACTGGAAAGGATTACTTCCGTATCATTGCCTATGCAGGTGCAGCTGCATCGGTGATGTTTCCAGGCACAGGGTTTCTCATCATTTTAGGATACTTTGGATTCAGAGCATTTATGGACAACATAGTAAAGGAATGATTCAACTCAAATGGCTCGTCGCAGGGTTGATTGTTGGATTGTTGATTTCAACTGTCTTGATTCCACCGACCCGAAAGAAGGTCTCCATTCCTCAACCGAATGATTCAAGTATCTACCACACCGACTCGGGATGTGTTCGATTCGATGCAGTGGAAGTTCCTTGTGTCTCGGAGCCAGATTCATTGAATCTACTCGCAAGTATCAGTAAGAGATAATGATTCACTTCGCTCAAGTGATTGAACGAGCCTCTCCTTTCTTTTCATTCATCATTGGACTCGGGATTGCCGCAATCCTGTTTCACCGTAACTATTCCACGGTGCTCACCTTGGGAATTCCATTGAAAGATACAACCGACAAGGTCGTCAAGGTGGACGGTAAATGCTACCGATACCGCGTGGAAGATGCATCGTGTGAAAACCCGTCTAATGAATAAACAATGGACGATTCTACATCTCTCGACGCTCTGTTGAATGCAAACCCCCAAGGACCCCAGTCGCAACCCCCTGTGATTCCGATGCCTAGCATCCCATCACCTGGTTACTCGACCATGGCCCCCTCTTTCAAACCCACACTACCCGCGATGCGCTGGATGGCTTCTTCAGCCAGCCTGTACATTGCTTTCTTCCTTGCAGCAGGCATCATTTCGTTATCCATTCCTCGTAACATGCTTCTTCAATATGTTCCGAATGCCTACACCGGTTCAGGAGTCGTCAGCTGGACGGGTGCAGGTGTATTAGGTCTCGGTGCAGTCGTCATCGCACACTTTTTGAATGGATTCTTGTCAAATATTCTGGGATAAAAAATGGATTTAGTTTGGGGAAAGTGTTGGACATCCCCCCATACAATGCAGACTTTCCCACCTCACTATTCTAAACTCGAACGCGAACTCTTGACCGACGCTCATCAGGCGATTACAGCCTGTGACCTTTGGGATTGGATGAAGACCTATACTCCAGACAAAGACAAAGGCTTTGTGTTCTCAACCCATCCAAACCTTGACCGTATCAATGCAGCCATGAAGTATCAAGGACATAGCGGAGGTTCGTATGGATGGACCATGCGAACCATGGAACACATTGCTAAACTTGGCTGGGATCAAGCGTTAAATCCACCGTGCCCGTGCCGTAGCGCAAAAGGGTTGACCTTTGGCGGGTGCGGTGTAGCCGGTGGAGGCGTCCCCGGTTGCGAGCATTAACACATGCTTACAAATAAGGAACTAGAATAACACAATGTCCCTCCTCTCGCTTCTGTTTTCACCTACGTATCTTCGTGAACCACCAGCGTTTTTCCATCCTCGTATCTTGGTTGGACCCGGGGTATTCCTAACACCGGCGTTTGTTGAAAAGTATGGAATTACCCATGTACTCAACTGCTCCTTTGACGAGTTCTCTCCTCCATGGTGGAGAAGCCGCTATCCGTCCAAATACAAAGTGTTGAATGCAGTGGATTCACTGGAGACGAATATTCTAGACTGGTATCCCGAGTTTGAAGCTACACTGCACCAATTCTTACGAGAGGGAACAGGAATGGTCTATGTTCATTGCCAAGCCGGTATGAATCGTTCTGCATCTCTTGCATTGGCATATACATGTAAGAACTTGGGTATGGAATTCAACCATTTAGTCTCTTCAGTGCGTCGTCAACGACCCTGTATCCTTCAGAATCCAGTCTTCATGAAGCAAGTGAATGAGTTTGTAAATGGACGTGTTCAAAATTCGGAAAACACGGGACAGCCCCACTACGTCTATCGCGACCGGTACTCTCGATTCTTTACACCAGGGAATCGTGCAAACGCTCAAGGACTCCAAAATCAAACAGGAGAGCCTGCGGGAAGAGCTGGAACAATTACAAACGGAAATATCTCGCCTGTGTTCTACGAATGATATTAACGATATTGTGAAGGCAAACCATCTACAAGACCGCATTCGTGAGATTCAAGAGGAGTTGGAACACGTACAACCTGTGGAAGAGTATTACTTGAAAAACATGGACTTGCTGGACGAGTACTATAAGAAGCAAGATACCTCGGTCAATGCGCCTATTTTACAGTCCAAGGACGCAAATACCTTCCTCAAGTTTTTCAGTGCATCGGTTCCCTCGGAGAATGGTCTGTCTCGCAAGCAGATGTTTGATGAGTATGTTCAACGCATGAAGTTGTCCAGTGGTCCCGAGGTCGTTCAGTTATTGACCGAGCATTGCGTCCAATGTAATGTTGCACGCGAAGAGATTAGTTCAGAAGGTATTTTGGTGTGTCCTCGATGTGGCTCCGAAGAGTATGCATTAGTTGTCTCGGATTTTCCCAGTTTCCGTGATCCACCCAAGGAACGCAACAACTATGCGTATAAGAAGATTAACCATCTCAATGAAATCTTGAACCAGTTTCAAGCCAAGGAATCGACCATCATTCCCGAAGATGTGATGAACGAGGTCATCATGGAACTCCGCAAGCGTCGAATCCAGAACATTGCAGATTTGACGGAAGAGGATATACGCCACATTTTGAAGAAACTCAATCGTTCTAAATATTATGAGCACAGGGCCCACATCCTCTCTCGACTCAATGGAAATCCGCCTCCCACCATTACCCCTGAAATTGAAGAGAAAATACGAGCCATGTTTCAAGATATTCAAGCTCCTTTTCTGCTTTACTGTCCGAACGACCGCACGAATTTCTTGAGCTACTCGTATATCCTCTACAAGTTCTTCGAGCTGTTGGAGTTGGACGAATACAAGGTGTTCTTTCCGTTGTTGAAGTCACGAGACCGATTGATCGCCCACGACCAAATCTGGGCCAAGATATGTTCTTACCTTAACTGGGAATTCATAAGATCAGTTTAAGTACTCATCTCCAGCACGAACCGCACGAATTGCATTGAGTCCACTTCCAGCAGGTTTGTTCCTTCGTTCAAGGACTTCAATTCTTGAACGAAGACTTGCAACTTCTTTAGTAAGGTCTACCATCGACATAGCCTTTTGAACCGAGTTGTACCCAAGTCGCTTCAATTGTCTAGTAATGCCGTTCGTAGTTCGGCTGACTTCCTTGGCTATTTTAGAGGGGGGTATTCCTTGTTTAACTCGTAGTAGGATGTAGTGGGATTCACCGTCATACCATTTGTTTCCATGTCGTTGAGGGAGCTGCATTTTGGGGGAGGAGGTCTGGATACATACGAAAAAATAAATCCGTTTTTACTTGGAGTGCTCTCGATGAATCACATGGAGGTTGCGAAGAGCTTGAAGCTTTTCATAGAACCAGTACTGGCATAGCATATGAGGTGCGAGTCCTGCTTCGTAACACATCAACACTGGAACAGAGTTGGATTTAGGGGAGAGAACGCGTTCACGAAGCATACGATAGACTTCAATCGTGAGTTCGGGAAGAAGGTGTTCAATACGACGTTGACGCATGAAGGGTGCACCAAAGGCGTCTTGGGAATAGGGATGTTGGAGCACATCGTAAATAAGCGCTAGGCACTGTTTACAAGGTTCCATTATTCTACCGCTCCTGTATCGACACGAAGACTTTCCGTTTTCAAGATCTGCACTGGTTTGGGCTCGGTTAGAAACACGTTGGTTAAGACTTGTTCGACTTCCATCATGGCGGTCTTGACTTGAATCATGTCTTGTTCACACTCGTCCCATTTGCCCCAGGGATACCAAATCGTGTGATTGTGTTGGTTGTGATAGTAGAAGGTCAAGATCGGTTGTCCAGTCCAGGAGGTTCCCATACTGACATTGGCGAGGGAAGGAATGTGGAAGACTTGTTGGTGGATTCGAACGAAGCGAGGCATTATACCGTTCAGACACTCGATGGGTCGAGTTCCGTTTTTTAGAGAAGTTTGGCTCGCTCCCTCAACCAGGTTTCGAGTGGAATGTGTGGCATCAACCATTGGCAGACTTCATCCGTATAGGGTCCATCTTCATGGATGTGATCGTTCACGAGTTTCTCGACACGCCAGAGGACTGCACTTTCCGAGCGTTTGAGTTTGTCGGCAACCTCGAGAAACGATGCTTCTCCTCGTCGTAGATAACGGATGAGTGTTCGTTCTTCTGCGATCGTCCAGGGTTTGTTCTCCCTATCCGTAGGGTGAGCGTGTTTGAATTCTTCGAGTTCTGCGATGCGTGCATAGAGTCTTGTGAGTTCAGCGTCGATCGAGTTCATTGTATGGAAAAAGGAAGGATAGGGGGATGGACTTACGTTTTTTCGGCTGAATGTATAAATGGCTAGTTCAAAGCAGATGAAAATGACTGATTATCTTCCTAAACCAAAAACCCCTGTGTATAATAGTATCGTTGAGAACTTCTATCTCACATCACCTGCTTACCGAGAGGCACGTTGGGCGACGAAGATTGTAGAACATGCACCTTGGGGATTTATCGGAGAAGTAGCTGCTTATGGAACAGGTAGTTCACCTGATACGCGATTATCCGATCCGAATATGCTTAAAGAAAAATTTAGAGAACTTTTTAAAGAGAAATACGATGCACGAAAGGTTGATGAAGCAATCGAAAAAGGATGGGAAGCAGCAAAACCATACTCACCTGGATTTATGGGTACTTCAAGTGCACGTGTAGCAGGATACCAAGCGTTTGCGTATGCTGAAAAGTTATTGGTTAATCCTGGTTGGAAAGGTAACTACATGAATGAATCTCCTCCAATACCTGTAACACTTGAGGATAAACACCTTGCCGGAATCTA